CGTGTTGCGCGTGTGAATAATGCTTATCTTCACAAACAATTTCCACACATGTTATGTCACGTTGACAGAAAGATTGTAGGCAAACGAAAGATCGTTGAAATCAAAACAGCTAATCCATTCTCAACCATGTGGGGAGAGGAAGGAACGGATGAGGTACCAGCGCATTACATTGCTCAAGTACAACATCAATTAGCTTGCACAGGTTTTGAAGAATCTGACTTAATCGTTTTTCGTGGCACAACGGATCTGCGCATCTATAATTTTAAGCCTGATTATGACTTAATAAGCTTAATCACCGAGAAAGTAGATCATTTCTGGAATCATCACATTTTAAAAGATGTAGCGCCACCCGCAACAAACCGCGCTGATCTTAAACATATGTTTCCCACGAACAATGGGAATTTTATTGAAATTACTGATGAAGTCACCATGCATATCGAAAAACTATCTTCGATAAAAGAAACCATTAAAAAATATGAAGGTTATAAATCTGATATTGAAAAACTCATTATCGAATTTATCGCTGATAACGATGGCATTAAAAGTCAGGATGAAATTATCGCAACATTCAAAGCCAATAAAAATGGCGCACGTTCACTAAGAATTAAATAGAGGAAATCATATGAGCGCTCACCGACAAGAATTAATGACGACAGCACAACCTTTTAACTTTGTTCCAACCACTTTAAAAGAAGCTACCGAATATGCCACTATTTTTGCGAATAGTGGTTTATGCCCTGAATCTTACAAAGGCAGGCCAAATGATATTTTAATCGTGTGGCAAATGGGAAAAGAAATAGGACTCGACAAAATGCAGTCCTTACGAACATTAGGCTGCATTAACGGAATGCCTTTCGCGTATGGTGATGGGTTGCTCGCTTTAGTTAAAAGGCATCCTATGTTTGAGGATATGCGCGAATGGTTTGAAGGAACGCTTGAGGATGGTAACTTAACAGCTTATTGCTCAATGAAGCGTAGAGGCCAAGAATTAGTAACGCAGTCCTTCAGCATGAAAGATGCAAAACTGGCAGGCTTATGGGATAAGAAAGGAGTATGGCATCAATACCCTAAACGAATGCTTCAACACCGAGCTAGAGGATTCGCTAGTAAAGATGCTTTTCCTGATGCGCTCTACGGAATCATGACCGAGCATGAAGCTAAAGATATTGTTGAGCCCAAAAATATTACACCTGAGCCAACTATCACCCATAACAAAGGAATATTGGGCTTAAAGCAAGCATTAGGCTTAAAAACTGAACCTGAAACAGTCGAAGGAGAGATCATAGTCAGCACTGAAAAAACTGACGACACCGTAGTTGCGGTAGACGATACCGCAATTGCGGTGACTTCTGAAATAGACGATATCCCACAGGATGACGCACCTATTTCAAAATATGAGCAGTTAACGAAATTAATATGCCGTCACCAAGTCCACGGAACCAAGATAAAAACTTATCTTACCCGCTATGGCGCAAAGCGTATTAAGGATTTAACTGAGGAACAAATGGAACTATGGATTAGTCATTTATTAAAAAAGGAGAGTAAAGATGCAGTTTAATGCGAATCAAATGAGAGAAGCGGCGCTCCCCAAAACGGGGCGCTACCATTTTACGGTGCTACACACCAGAGAAAAAACATCCAAAAATGGTAATGACATGTTCATCTTCAAACTCAGATTAACCAGAGATGGCAAAAGCTTTAACTTTTTCTCAACCATTATTCTAACACCGAAAATGTTTTGGCAATTTGAGCACTTTTGCAAAGCCACAGGAATTCCAGAAAAAATTGATGAAGGAAATTTAATGGCGCAGGAATGTGATGGCCTTGAAGGTTTCCTTGAAATGGATCATCGAGCTAATAGCGAAACCGGTGAAATAGAGGCTTACGTCAAAGATTTTGTTAAACCAGAAAATCTTGATCAAGTTGATAAAAATGAACTACCTTTTTTAGATGATGATATCCCCCCTCTCGTTTAATTTAACAATTGCGCCAATCTAGTCAATTGGCGCAAAATATTCATGACTACTTCAATATGGCAGCAATTGACTCTCATCACTAATGATCGTCATACAAAATTGCTGCCTCCACTTAGGAGAATGATGATGCCTTTATTACCTGGAAAACAAAATATCGGACGCAACATCAAAGAAATGGAAGCAACTGGCAGACCTTATCGTGTAGCAAGAGCCGCAGCCTTACGCACAGCTTACGGAAAGCCTAAGAAAAAGGCTAAGAAGAAAGCTAAAAAGAAGGCAAAAAAAAGCCCTAAGAAATAGGGCTAACACTTTGTTTGTAACCTATTATACCACAATAAATTCGGTGACTATTACATATCCACCTGTTCCGGAACCACCTGTTTGCGTACCACCAGCATTGTTATAGTTTGCGCCACCCGAACCACCACCACCATATCCGGTAGCACTATTACCATTCGCTGTACCTACAATACTTTGGCCGCCCGATCCCATAAGTGTTGATCCACCATATCCACTCAAAGAATTCACTGAGGATACACCCGTACCCAAACCTGATCCACCATTCATACCAAGTCCGGCAAGATCGCCCGTTCCAGCAATACCACCTAAACCACCGATACCTGATACTGTTGATGAAGAATTTGCACCTTTTGTTCCACCCTTAGCAATACAAATTGAACCTACAGAAGTATCACCACCGTTAGTCGCGGAACCACCACCAGTACCAATTGTTACAGTTTGTGACGCTCCAATAGTTGCAGCCGTTGCAGTTATTCGAGAATATCCGCCTGCTCCACCACCGCCTCCACTTACTGATACACTTGATCCCCCTGCGGTAGCTGTTCCGCCTCCGGCTCCTCCGCCCCATGCTTCAATGACAGCGTATAATAATCCAGAAGATGGGGTATAGGTGCCAGAACCGGAAAATGTTTGAATATTAATTTTTGTGAAAGGTGGCTTTGTTGACCAAGCTGTTCCATTGCCACTACCAGTCGATAAAAGCGCTAAATTCGCTGTAGAAGTTGAAGGTATCACAACACCAAATTGAATATATGTGATCGCAGTGGTACCGATTGTTACCATTATTGTGGTGTTATACCAACCAGTATTAGCATTAGCCGTACCACTTTGAACAGGAATAAGACCGGTATTATTGATATCAGTCACAGTGTCATAGTCAGTAGCACGTGTTAATACCCAGTTAGTTGAGCCTGAGCCGACATTGGTAACGGTGTAAACACCATTTTGGAATGTCGTGGATTGATTTTTAATGAGGACTCGCTGTCCTACTGTTGGACTTTGACCATCAATACTAAATGCAACTTGTGCTCCAGCATTCGTAAGTGTAGCACCCACACCTGCGACACCATTTGAATAAGTAACAGTAAGGTTAGCGGTAGTTGCAGCAACGCAAAGTGCCGCGCCGCCAGTTGCTATAGTGTCTACATAATTTTTAGTGGCTAAATTTTGCGCTGAGGTCGGATCGGCTGCGTTAGTGACTTGAAAACCACCCATGTTAATAGCGCCTGACATCGTGCCACCAGCTAACGGCAACATCAAATCCGCATACGCTTTCGTGCTTGCGTCGGTTGAAACGGTGGGTGTCGCCAAGTTAGTTATCTTATTGGCACCCATATTGATGACCCCTGCCATCGTACCGCCGGCAAGAGCTAAATAAGTTGAACCTGCATAATTAAGTGTCATAGCATCTTGAGCGCTTGACGGATCAGCAAGACTCGTAATTTTATGCGAGTTCATACTGAGATTATTTGCTTGTGCAGTAAGCGTAATACTCGTAAATGTTGCGGCTGCGGGTGTGGTTCCACCAATCACGCTATTATCAATCGTCGCACCACTAACGGTAGCTGACCACGTACCAACCGTAACAATGCCGGTTTCAGTAATATTGGTTTGCACGCCCGTTGGTAAAGTCGTACCAAAGGTGACGTTGCCCGAACCATCTATCTGTAAAACAGCACTATTGACTGAGGTAACCGCTAAAATCTTTACGCCTGCCCCTGTAATAGTTCCTGCCGTTAATGTTCCTGAACCATTGGTATAGGCATAACTATTATTGCCAAGCGTTAAAGCAGCATAGCCACTTAAATTAGGATAGGCGGCAATAATCTGTGCGATTGTCGATTGCACTTCATTAAATGAATTTGCTGAATCTCCCACGTAAATAATATCTGCGGGTACAGGTGATGATTTTGAGGGAAATTGATATAACCGTTCGTTAGCCATTCCATAGCTCCTTAATACTAAGCGACTGCAATCACAAAATTATTGCGTGAAGTCACAACATAATTACCTCGACTTGTGATAACCCTGTCATCACCAGGAGGCACGTAATTATTTCCATTTAAAAAAATAAACGGTGGGCACATCCAATTTAATAAACGCATCAATGAATGCATACAATCTCCTATGCGGCACTTGGTGACGCTAAATAAGATAAACTGCTTGCGGTGGTGGTGCGTGAGACACCATTAACAATAGCGCTCGCTACGATTTGAGATGCGCCAATAGGATATGCTTGGCCTGCTAGTGTTCCTGGTAACCATTGCGGTATACCTAATGCATTTAACCAAACAAGATCCCCACTTGACCCCACTAAAATATAGCTAGAAATAAAGGTAACAAGATGGCCTTGGACTGTCTGTGTGAATGGTTTTCCAATTGTGATGGCGTCACCGTAACTGGCGACAAAACCCCATGTAATCATATTAACAACTCCCTGTCGTTAACTAACATTAGTTCATATAATATACAACATCATACGCCTTATCGCTAATCATTCCGCCATCTAAAGCTAGCGTCATAGTCTGGAAGGCATCAACTCCATGTGAAGCCCAATTATGAATAGGCTTACTTTTATATGTACCCAGTTTATCATCAAATTCTTTAGAGTAGTTAGAGAGACAATCAATTAAACGAGTGGTATTTTCTTTATTGAAGTCGCACAAATAAAGCTTTTGTCGCATAGCCTCTATAGCATTTTCTTTGCTAGCTGGTTTTGGCACAATAAATGCGCTTTCACCCATATCACGCATAAAATCCAGAGTGTTTTTACCCGTATTAAAATCTCTTTTTTGACCATCATGGGGTATAAAATGATCTTTAAAAGGCAAATGATAGCGATTACAGAAACGTCTTATTTCCATCACATAAAAAGGTAAATCACGATTGTTGTTTTCAAAATAGCCAATGATGATGGGTTTTAAAAAATTATCGACACGCTTTACCTGAAATATAATGATAGCTGTGCAATCATTCATTCCAATATCCCATGCTGTATAAACATTCCCATTTGGAATTAATAAGCCTGGTATACGATGATCAAAATCAAAAATATTTTTAATAGCGTGAGCGAAATACTTGGTTTCTTGGTTTATTTGAACCACACCATAATATTCTTGTTGAATGAGATATTCAGGCATTCCAGCCCGTCTATCCTCTTCGATCATCTCGTCCGTAATATAGCGATTGCCATTTTCATCAACGAGATTGACAATACTGTCAACACGACAATACCACAAAGGGTCATTTTTGTTGTTCTCAATTAATTGATAAAAGTGATTCATCCCATCAAATGTCGATTGCCCTAATAGCCAACCTCCATTTTGACGCAAAGCAGGTAACATTATATGAAATACACGTGGGTCTTGAAAAGCAAATTCGGCATAAACAATTCCACGTGGATTTGTACCTCTAAGCTTGTTAGGATCGATATCAGATCCCAAAACCCATATAACTGAACCATTAACCAATTTAACTTTCATTTCTTGGTTATTAATATTTTGAACCAAGCGAGGAGGTATCATATCGAGAAATTTAATGCTTCGTCCATCCGGCATTAAAATAGCACCATCCCATAAAACACCTTTAGCTCGAACGTTAGTAGGATATACCATTAAATATAAACCAGGCGATTCAACAGCAGCCTCAATCAATATATTCCAAGATTCAACTTCTTTACCTGATCGCCTTGGGCGCTCCAATAAAAATCTTTTTATATTTTCAATAAAAAGTTTAATAGCGACTTCTTCTTGATAAATACGAAATGGAATGTAAGGAAGTTTTTCAACATGACCATCTGCAAAAGTAATATATAGATTTGCTTTATCGTCACGCTCCAACGTATAAGTTGAGAGCTCAAGGGAGCGAGACAATTCTAACATCTCGCTTCCCATATCACGCAGCTTAGTTAAATTTTTCTTTAATAACATTAGGTACCCATAAATTCAA